TTATTGTTAATCTTATATGTTTTCTTAAGCTCAATAAGTTCACTTGGTGTCTTACCAACAAATTCTGGCTTTAGCTTTTCACGCATTTCACTAACACCAAATCCAATTGATTCAACACTATGAACCATTTGAAAAGGTTCAATTTCAACTGTCATATTTTGGTCTTCAATAGTGAAAAGCTGTTTTTCAGTAAGACCATACCCTTCATACTTCTTATATTGTGTTGACCTACCAACACTCATACTAGCATTAGCATTCAAATAATCACGAATCATAGGAAGTAGTCCTGGTGTAGTGATAATCTTTGGAATCTTACCAGGAGTATTTGCAGCAAGATTAGGATAAAGTTCAGCAATATGGTCCAAATGACCATGACTGATTAGATACATTTGTGCTTCGAATGGGTGAACAAAACCAGCATCGAGACAAATTTTATATGGAAACAGGATTAGTCCAGTCTTAAACGCTCCGCGTGTAAAACCAACTAGTTCTAGCTTACCAATAGTTAGCTTAGTTTGTGTAGCGTCAAAAAAATCGGACATAAACTATTAATTGTAACCAGTAAGCTATTTTATTTTCAATTTTTTAATAAAAAATTGAAAATAATATTATTTATATATATGTAAGAATAATTATGAACAATAATGCAAATAATATAAATTATCTAATTAACAATGCAGATATTATTAACAATGGTGAAATGAAAAATATTTTTAATAATTGTAATAATATCTTGATGAATTATATTGATCGTGAGATGATGCGTGATTATCTTTTGGCGGAGATGAATTATTATTTATGGTCTACAGGTCCTGGAATTAAAAATAATGAATACGAAAATTTTCTACTTGAACAATTGAATACACTTGAAAATATTAATTTTTCAGTTGAAGTAAAAAATATTTTAAATAATATTTTAAATGATTTTCAACTTCTAAACCTTGAACAGAAAAAGCTTATGTATAACTATATTAGTAGTCTTTATAGAAACTACTAATATCTTTAATTTTTTTTAGAAATAAAATTTAGAACCTAATTTTAAGTTAGCTAATTTTAATACATTTTTAGGAATATTATTAAAATAACTACCTCCTCTTAATGAAAATTGTGCAGGGATAGGATTTGTTAAAGGACCTGAATTATTTAATTGTACAGGAGGTGCCATTGCAGCATTTCTGTTAATATCTGGCATTGCTTTTACATTTGCAGGCATTCCCATACTTTGGAATGATTGTGCATTTTGAACAGGTGCAATTTGTTGTAACATTAAAGGGTCGTAGTTAGAAGGGGAATACATTTGTTGGAATTGGGAATTAGCAAATTGTGCTTGTCCACCTTGTCCCATCATTTGTTGTCCCATCATTTGTTGTTGCATCATCATTTGTTGTTGTTGCATCATTTGTTGTTGTTGCATAGGAGAATGTAAATCATTGTCATATGCCATTAATTGTTTAGGTGCACCATTAAAAAATTTTGATGATTTATCTATAACCGTTTCTGTGTTAGAATCAAGGATTGCTATCATTTCTTCAGTGGTATCATTCTTAGAATTTTTCTTAGAATTTTTTTTAGAATTTTTTTTAGATTTTTTATTATTATAAGTACTATTTTTTAAAGTTCTTGTATTTTCCTTACCCATTATATATACTTACAAAGATTTTTAAATAATTGTAAAAATATATATTATCTGTTTTTTATAGTAAAAAATTACTAAACTAATTTCTTATTTTTTATTTTTCTCTTTTTTAGCAACAGATTCTATATCTTTTAGCTTCTGTTTTAATTTTTCATTTTCTGTATGTTGTTCTTCTAATAATTGTTTCATATATTTTGTTTGGTCTTTTAATTTATTATATTTTTCTTCATCAACCTGTTTTATTTCTTGAACTTCTGTTTCAGCTGTTTTTAAAATTTCTTTACTATTCATTTTAGCCCAAAATTGGTTACTACTATTATTTTGTACTGACCAAGAAATAGTTCCATTACTTAATATAATGTATTTATATTCATCTCCAAATTTTGTTAAAAATCCTCCCAATCTAAAAACATTAGCTTTTGAATCTTTGTCTTTACTAAAATATCTTATATGTGTTCCAATTATAACTTTTCTAATATCAGAAACTTTTTTATATTCTTTTAATTTCTCTTTAATGTCATCACTTGACATTGAATCTTGATATGTTTTTTTAGGTCTAACATATCCAGTGTCACGAGATAATCTTTTTGTATTATTAAACTTTTGTGGGTCCATTATAATATAGTATTTTTATTTTTCTAAATTAAAGTTTTATCATTTTTTATATCTATCCATTAATTCCTTTAAATGTTTATCTCTTTCTGTAACTTCAGTGTAATCATTAATTTCATTTTTACTAACAAATTTATCTAAAATATTTTTAAATGATTCTGTTTTATCATCATTTATATTAATTGAATGATATGGAACACGATAAAATATATAATTTGTATCAAAATAAACAGGCCATATATATCCTTTACTTGGAACAGATAAAAGAGCATACCATTTATTTTTTTCTGTTTTTGTTATTTTTACTAAAATTCCTCCTTTTTTAAATTCCTCATTTCTTAAATTAATAATTTTAATTACACCTCCTAATTGTAATTTTTGAAATTCTTCTAAAGTATGAATATAATTGTAATCTATGAGATCATTTTTATATTTTTTTTTCCATTCTTTATATTTAACTAAACCATCGGCTTTTGGATTATAATCTTTTAAAAGGTTATCTAAACTATTGCGATCATTTTTGTTCATTTATAATGTTTGACATTTTTTCTTTATTTAAAGATTATACTATTATTATTAATAAGTTATGACCGATATTATTGAAACTAGTTGGTATGAGAAATATTATAATCCTAATAATAAAATGTTAATTGATAAATCTGATTTTAATAAGTTAATTAATATTTTGAAGAGTCAAAGTGACCAAAATGTAGTTCAAGTGAAAATTGCTCAAATTGAAACAGAATATCTTCTAAAATTAAAAGAAATAGAAAATTTATGTATAAATGTAGATGAAATAAATAAATTATGTAATTTAAATAGTTTAAAAATTCTTCAGAAGGAATTAGATGTGATAAAATTATTAACAAAATATTCTTTGCAGAATAATCAATTAAACTATGATTTTTTTATGAATGCATTAAAATTATTATTATCATTGAGTGAAGCATTACGAATTAGATTAGGACAAGCTGAAATTAAAATAGAAAAGACAATATATAATGATGATAATATATCAAGATGTTCTTATAAATTTTGTAATTATAAAGATTCATGTAATTATAACTATAATAAATCAAAAAATTTAATTTGTTATCAAGATCATTATGTACACAATATGGTATCTGGTGATTTAAGAGTATTAATAGAATATATTGAACAAAAATATGGCGAAATTAAAGTAGTATCTCATAATAAAGAAATTTTAAAAACAATAAATACTTTATCATTTGTAATTAATCATATGGAAAGTGAGTTAAAAGCAAAATGTATGTATTTATCTGAAGGTGAAATAGAAGGATTTCATTTTGTTAAAAGTAAAGCAGGTTCTACTGATAAAGTATAAAAATTTGATTTTTTAATTTATTAAAAAAAATTGAAATAAAGATAATCTATTAATATTTATATAATTATATGTCAAGTATTGCTATTAAGCGTATTAACAAAGAAAAATCCAATATTGTCAAGGAACAAATAGAAGGTTTCGTTCTATTAGATTCTGAATCATTATGGATTTGGAAAGGTGAATTAATAGGTCCACCAGATACTCCTTATGAAAAAGGTTGTTTTCCAATTCAAATAACATTTGAGGAGGATTATCCAATAAAACCACCTTCTGTAAAATTTTTAAAACCAATTTTTCATCCAAACATTTATCGAGATGGTAAAATTTGTATAGATATTTTACAAAATGATGGATGGTCACCTGCTCAAAATGTTAGAACAATTATGTTATCACTGCGTTCATTGTTTATGGATCCAAATCCAGATTCACCAGCAAATGCAGATGCTGCAAAAATGTATAAAGAAGATAGGATGAAATTTGATAACTATGTAAGAAATAGTATTAAGTAATATTTTAAATGATAAATTATTTTATCATTTAAAATAATGAAAGTATCTTTTCCTTTATTAGAAAGTATTAAAATGAAATTAATGTTAACAATAGGTTGGATAATATTTTTTGCATTAATTGTTTTAATAAATTGTCAATATAATGCAATTGACTCAAAAGTATTTTATGGTTTAGCAATTATAAATCTAGTAATTGTTTTATATGTAACATATTATTCATATTCAAAATATAATGAAATAACAAATATGAGTAGTAAAGACTTATTACTCAAAGGAACTAATTTATTAGCCGAATCTTTAAAGTAATAAAAATTGTTAAATTTTTTTATAAATATATTAATCAATATACTTATAATGAATAAAGAAGAATATTTGAATTTGGAAGAACTATCATATTTAAATTTAATTGATAAAATTTTGGAAAAAGGTGAAGTACGTGAAACTCGTAATGCTACAACAAAATCGTTATTTGGCGAAAAGTTAGAGTTTGACATTTCTAATTCTATACCATTTTTAACAACAAAAAAATTAGCTTGGAAAATAGTTATCAAGGAATTATTATGGTTTTTATCTGGTTCAACGGACAATAAAAAATTACAAGAACAAAATGTAAAAATTTGGAATGGTAATGCTACCAGAGAATTTATGGATAAAATAGGCTTTTTAAATCGTGAGGAAAATGATTTAGGACCTATTTATGGTCATCAATGGAGACATTTTAATGCAGAATATAAAGATCAAAATACAGATTATACAAATAAAGGTATTGATCAAATTAATCAAGTTATAAATCTATTGAAAAACGACCCAATGTCTAGAAGAATATTATTATCAGCTTGGAATCCATCACAAATATCTGAAATGAATTTACCACCTTGTCATATGATGGCTCAATTTTATGTATCAGCGGATAAAAAGTTATCTTGTCAGATGTATCAACGTTCAGCTGATGTAGGTTTAGGTTTGCCTTTTAATATTGCTAGTTATTCAGTTTTAACATATATATTAGCAAAATTATCGAATCTAACACCACATAAATTAATTATAGTATTAGGTGATGCTCATATTTATAGTACACATGAAGAATCATTAAAAGAACAAATTAAAAGAAAGCCATTTAAATTTCCAAAGTTAGTTATTAATCCAGATAAAAATTTTGAGAAAGTAGAAGATTTCAATATTGAAGATTTCATTATTGAAGAATATAGTTATTATGAAGCAATAATAATGGATATGGTTGCATAAACTTATTTTTTTAATTATAATCTTTTATTACAATAAAAAGGTTTTGGTTGATTTAATGTAATATGTAAATGTGAAATACTACCATAAACATTTTGGGTTGGTTTACCAGGAATTAATCCAGTAACTGATGTACTATATGGCCACAAATTAAGCCAACTCATAGGAGGACCAGTTGATGCAACTTTAAATCTTCTTATAATTTCTGCACTTTCTAATCCAGTATCATTTGTTTTAACTATTGACATATGTGGCAACCAATTAGATGAAAATGAACCGATAGCTAATCCAGAATCAGGATAACCTTTAGATGGAAGGGAATAATGTGTAAAAGTTTCTGGTGGATTAATAGGTGAAGCTACAGGAAGTATATTTTCTTCTACTTTTGTAAATTTTTTAAATAATGATAAAATGCTATTTTTAAATGGTGTAAAACTATTATCTTTAACGCTAGTCATATAAGGTTCATTATCAAATTTTCTGGCAATAAATTTAGTTAATTGTGTATAGTTATCAAGGTCTGAATGTAATTGTGCTTTTTTATCAGTAAAATTAGATTTGAAATATGTGTTTACATCTTCACAAAGTTTTTCAAAATTAACAGGAACAGATAAAAATTTATCTATATCACCTCCTTCTGGAAAAAAGAAACTTAATAATGTAATATGTGGATTACTTAATTTATCTCTATCTTCAATTGGTTTAAAAAGAGGAGGAACTTTAATTTCTGGTTTACCACCCTTTCTTAAATCTTCATTTAATTTTCTAAATAGTTCATTATATCTTTCATTTAATACTTTACCTAGTTGCGAATTTGGTTCAATTACAGCTGCAATAAATATTTTTTTTGCATTAAAATTCCATGGTTTTACAAATAAGGAGCGAGCAATTGTAGGTGGTTTAGTTAATATTGTTTTCATTAAGACAGCTAATGCTTTTTTAGCTGCATCATCACCACTAGCATCTACTACAGCTTTTAAAGCACTTAATTCTGAACCAGATGATACTTTACCTGGTTTAGCTAATAATACTGGTTTGGCTAATGATACTGGTTTAGCTAATGATACTGGTACAACTGATACTACAACTTTTTTTCCAGTTATAGCAGAATTTGCTTCTGATAATTTCAATGCTCTTTCAACATTTGATTTTTGTGAAACTGCTACTGAATGACTTTCAAAATTAATTGAAAACGAAGTGTCACTATGTTTAAACCCAGAAACATCTGTATTAAATTTAGTTATACCTTTACTTTTTAAGTAAGCTATTAAATTATCTAAAGTGGTTCCATTAGGTAATTTATTAATTTTAATAGAATTTGAACTATCTTTAATATCCATTATTTCAAAACCACCTAATTGATTTTTTAATTCTAAATATTTTTTTTTATATTTTAAATATTTCTCTCTATAAATATCATCCATTATATTTATTGAGAATAAATTTTAAAATCAGGAATATCTATGACTTCTCCAATTATATAAGTATCTTTATCTAATTTAATTGGTAATCCAGTTTCCAAATCTTTATTAACTCTACCAATTGGAAATTTTAAATCAAAATCATAAACCATACCAGATTCATCGTAATACCAATATATTTGTGATTCTGAATATAAATTATCTTCTATGAGTCTTACAGCTTTAATTTGTTTTACTTTAATTTTACTTCTGCTTGATTCAGCAGAATTTGATCCATTATCGATTTTAATATCATATTCTATATTTTGATTATAGGCAGGACCAATTGGTTTTTCTAATAATGAATCTTCGTTAAAATTGAAACATTTATATTTGCTACCCATCATATTATGTGATTTAAATAATTCACAATCAACAGCAACTTCTTTTACAGCTTCAATAAATGTTAATAATAAGTTATTTTTCTTTCTAGAAATATTTTCCATTTTTTCATCAGCAGTTACTTTACCAGTTTTTCTAATCATTTTATATCTAAATACATCAACCTTTCTTTTATCTAATGGTAAATCTTTATGTACGCAAAAACGTACGGCTCTTCCCATAATTTGTTCAATACGTGCTTCGTTCCAAAAAGGTTCTAATATATGAACTTGACGAGTATTATTTAAAGTAATACCTTCTGCGCCAGCAGGTGATAACATAATAATTTTAACAACTCTACCATTAACATTTTCAACATTATTATATAATTTTTTATTAGCTTCTCTAACATCTTTATCAATAGCTCCATGATATTCAATATATCTAAATCCATCTAATTGACCTTTCATAGTCAAATCTTTAATATTTACTTCAAGATCTCTGTGATAATCATTAAATCCAAAGAAACTTAAATAAATTTTAAATATTTGTAATCCTTCCATTTGAACATAATTTGAATAAACTAAAACTGGTCCTTCAGATTTTAAAATATTGAATATACACGTTATAAATTTAGGTGAACAAGTCATTAATGCAATAAATAAATTAGATTTATTTTTTTCTAAAGTTAGAAATGATGTAAAACTTGATTTATATATTGTTTTCCATTTTTTTATATCTTCTTGTAATGTATTTTTATTTTCTTTATCTTTAGCATGAATATTTTTAAGATATGTTAGGAAACTACTAACATAATTACTTATAGCAGCAATATATGCAGCAGCTTCTTTATCATTTAATTTTAATTCTTTGATTTTATTTACTTCTTTACCTTCGTCAATTAATTCGGCGTCTTCATTTTTAATTTTAAATTTACCGGGTCTTGGTCTTGCTTCACCATTAACAGTATCATTAATATGAGGGAAAACAAAATTACCAGCTTGTCTAGTGTAAGCATTATATGTTGAAATTTGTTCACCAACTTTTCCTCTAGATCTCATTCTATTTAATTTTTCTCTATGTTCTTCTATTTCTTCAAAGTGTTCATAAATTTCTAATTGATAATCTTGCATTAAAATATTTTTATAATGAATTGTTTTTGCTGGGAATTTATCAGGAGTTGCTCCTAAATAATAAGAAACTAATCCTAATATTCTTCTTTGAAACATATTTTTAGTATTTTCATTTAATGATTGAAAATTAGTTGATGAAATAAATAATTGTTCAAATATACTTTCACTTGTTGGAAAAGAACCAGGTCTTAATAAATTAAATATTAATGCAAATTCAAAAGGATTATTTACTGCTGGAGTAGCAGACAACAACATAATTCTAACATTCGTATTTTCTTTTTTTTCACGTTGAATATAATCATAAATTACTTGCGCTCTTTTACCCTTTTTACTACTTACATTATTATACACATTATTTATAAATCTATGTGCTTCATCGATAATAAATAAAGATTGTTTGTTACTATCTGCTTTTTTAATTTTTTCTAAGAAATCTCTATCAGCAAAAGGAGAATCATAGTGAATAAATATTAAATTTTTCATTCTATCATCTTCATTTTCTTTAGATAACCAATTTCTTAAATCTTTTAACCAAGGGTCATCATGAAGTGCCGCAGGAATTAATAAAAATATATTCCATTTAGGTGTATAGTTATATAATATATTATAAACATTAATAGCACTAACCGTTTTACCAGCACCAACACCATGATATAGTAAAATATCTCTGAATGGAGAACGATAATTTAAATATTCGCCAATAAATTGTTGATATACAGTAAGTTTATTTTTATCGATTTTTTCATTACAAGGGTCTTCACCTTCCTTTCTTACTATTTCTGGTAAAACATATTTTTTAAAATTTTTCATAATCCAATTTGGAAATATCCTTCCATTTTGATCTAAATTAATAATAGTTTTAGACATTATTATTAAGTTAGAAATTATTTGTTTAATATTTCATTTCCTGAAGTATTATCAAATCTATACACTGGTACTTTTCCAGGATTTCCTTTTGGTTTATAATTAAATGTTGCTTGTTTACCTGCTTCTCTTTTTCTTAATCCTTCCAATCTTGCCATTCTCATCGGGTCTTCTGTTGAACCTAAACATTGTAAAGTAAATTCTTGAAATGGTGATTTATCTAATATTGTTATATTATGAGTGTCTAAATAATATTCTCTTGCTTTTAACAATCTTGTTATCATACTCATATAATTATTTTTTTCTCTATCATTTCTATTACAAATAGCATATTGGTAATCAATTAATAAATATAAGAAAACCAATTGAAATGTTCCAAAGAATACTTTTTTTCTTTCGGAGAATGAATTAACTATACATCTATTATTATGACCATATAATTTTAATATACATATATTATTATAATAGTATTCAGTATGAAAATCATAAAATTGAAAGAAAGGTGTAAAATGTTTAACAGTTATCTTATTATTATATTCTTTCTTTAAAAATTTTTCAATAGACTCTTTATCATCTTTATAATTAATAGAAACAGCTTGATAATAAGGACAATTTTCAAATTCTAAGTTCTTATTTACTTTTTTAACTAAATAATTAAAAGCATAATTACCAATTACAATTAATTGAGAACCGTGTAATACTTTATGTCTTATAAAATGTTTAACTTTCTTTAATTCATCTTGTGAAATATTAATATCGTATACTATTTTATATTTTTCATAATTTGTATCAAATGGATAATGTTTAATTAATGTTGCAAATCTATTAAAAGTTTTATCCAAACGCCAATATGATGTTAATGGATCAGCATAAACTCTAAATGCATCAATTAACATTAAATGAGGATGAGAATATTTAATTCCATCATCTTCAATGGTTGGTAAATTATCATAAACATTTTTTGGCATATATGATACATCAACATAATTTTCAAAGTTTACAAATATTTTATATGTTTCTTCATGAACACCACCTTTTCCTTCAACATATTTAAATCCTTTTGAGTGTAAAAAATCAGCTAATTCAACAATATCTTTTAATGGTTCATATGAATAAAATTCAATATCAGCAATATCAGTGTCTTTATAAAATACATCATTTGAATTTTTCATTTTTATTAAATGATTCTGTGCATAACCTCCATACACTATTCTTTTAGTTTTTTTAATATATTCTAAAATTGCTTTATAAACATTTTTATACTCACTAATTGTAGGTTCTATTATATCTTGTCTTTTTTTAAGAGCTTCATCTTTTATATAATCTAAATTTTTTTTTATAAATTCTAAATCTGTTTGTCTATACATTAAATTAAAGGTTAAAATAATAATTTTTAATTATTATTTT